AGAATCAGGTTCTTGGGGTCGTCTGCGTAAGCGTACAGTTCTTCAATAAGATGTTGTTTATCCTCTTTCATAGACTCTTACTTCTGTTCCTACCTCTAAACCGTATACCTTTTTACCTGAAATTTCAATAACTTGTTTGTCATCAATAAATACAATACCAGTTAGGCAATCTTCCATTTGCTTATTAAGGTTTGTGGTGTCAGGTCTTTTGGTATGAAATAGTTCTTCGTGGAACTTATTTTTTAAGATCTTTTTTCGTATGGTCTGAGGAAAAGGCAGTATATGAACGAACTCGAGTGCTATTGGTTTGTCGGAGGGAGGAAACGGAAAGCGCTCAACTATAAAGCTTTTCACTTCATCGATGTAAGCTTGATTCACGTTATAGAAAATGAAACGACTTCTTTGGACTTTCCAAGCTTTTGGTAAAAAGGGGATGAAGGTTTCAAATAGCATAGAGTCCTAAAAGTTAATAGCCCTGAGCAAAAAGGAAGATAAATGCAACAGGGCTACTAACCAATATATTACTTCTGAGAAGTACCATATTTTTTGATTTGATTTGCTGAATACGCAACGATATCGTCTGCTTCTTTCATCGTATCATCAGGAATAGCATAAGCTGAATCCCCTCCCCGACTACCAGCACGACCAACCTTCATACGTTTAACGTCTTGAGGCATGTTGGCGTATTCATCATGATCTGCGAACATTTTCATAATGCACCTTATTGTTGTTGGTCTTGGGCGAGACCTGGGACTTGACTAACTACATTTGACAACTGTTGATTTATTTTTTCAACCCCCAAATCTTGTTCTGGCTCAATTTTTGTTTTAATTGTTTCAAGAACTGATAGAAGCTCTTTGAGGTTGGATAAATCTAAGCTTTGTAGACGTAGAGCAGTTTCGACGAGGTCAAGGTTTGCCTTCGTTTTATTTGCCTGTGCTTGAGTAATACGTTCTGCTGATAGAGCAGTATCAAGGTTAGCTTTATTTAATCTTTCGACAGCAAGAGATTGTTTAGATTTGACGTCTGCCATCAGATTTTCATTTTCAATGATCTGTCGCTGAGTTTGTAGCTGTTGCTGTACTTGTGTTTCTCTTTGCGCCATCATCTCTTGTTCTGCTACAGCGTCGACGAGTTGCTTTTTGTCGATGAGTGGAGAGTTTTCGATATAGAGCTTTGAAGGTACAGGAACACCCAGTTGACCAAGTTGAACCAGCTGTTGGAACTGTAGACGCTTTTGGCTGTCTGTGTAAGCAACTTCATCAACAACAATGTTGAACTTAGTGAATGTTTTGTTTTGAATCATCGGGTCAATCTCTTCCCCAACGACATCTTGATACTTTCCAAGCTTCCAGTTGTTTTGTTTGCAAGTTAGCATCTTCTCCCCGACAAGCTTTTGAGTAGTATCGAGTTGATCGAATAACCGTTGAAGCATCGTTAACCCAGCACCTTGACGCACCATAGCTAGGATTCCTGGGATATCATCTTTTGCCATTCCCATCAGTTCTTGATTGACGAGACCAGTTTGATAAACGAGGTTCTTAAGTTCGTTTTGTAAGCCAGCAAGTCCTGGGTTCGGGGAAGTTGGTTGGATCTTCTCGATATCTGACATGTTCGCATTTTTAGCGACTTTCACGTTGATACCGTTACCGCCTTTTTTAAGATCTTCTGGATTGACGACGGCGTTTTCTTTGTACTTCCAACCAGAGTTTACTTGCGATTCAATCTGATCCGCGGTGTTGATGAGGACGCGGTTATACAAGAATTGTGAATCGCGCATACCCCTAACTAGGCCTTGATGACGAAGGGCGAAGTTTGTCAGCTCTGGATTGTAGAATCCGTAGCAAGGGGTCATAGGGTAGCAATCTAGGCCTGTTGGGTGCGGGCCAGAATAGAAAACTACCCCATTGACGACGATATTATATACAACTGTTGGGACATCCATTTCAATGATATCAAGCTCAGGATATAGTCCCAGTAGGTCTCCTAAAGCTTCTTGATTCGATGATGTCCACTCTTTTGTTTGACCCGTTCTAGCATCAACGATGAATTTTCCTTTACGTGAGCTTTTGTAATAGTACTCATCTACTGTGTAAAGCCCGATATCTCGCATGTAGTAGTTTTCGGGCATGAAGATAAACTTGCCATCTTTTTGATATACGGGCTGTAAGTTGTCTATCTCTTCATCGCGTTGATAATTGAACATGCGCTTGACTTGGCTTTTAGTCAGAGCTTGACGACGCCATACCGATTCTGCGTCACTCATGTCAAAATTTTTATAGAACGGGTCTATCCAATAGTAATTGTACGGAACATTCGAAAGAATGATGTCTCCATTCACAGGATCATTTTCATAAGAGATATCAATATCGATAAATGAAAGGCCTTGAATCACTGCACCGTCAAACGCTTTTGAGATAACTTCGTGACCGCCAGCTTGCTCAAATGACCATATGAGAGATTTTGAAAGTTGTTGAGCTGCGACGTCTGCTTTTTTTGATAGTGCTGAACAAGATAAGCTTTTCTTGTGCTGACGTTGATAGCCTGTCACCATTTCAACGGCGGGTTTGATGATGTTGAAATAGTAACGCTTTTGACCCCAGTACGGTGAGTTACCGTAAATCTCAAACCAAAGCGTTTGATCCCCAGCGTAGAATCGTGTGTCGAGATCTGCTTCAGCTTGAAAAGCTTGATTGACAACGACATAGTTCATGTACGATCGTTCCATCCGATCGAGTACGTCTGTCTTATCACCGCTCTTATAAAATCTAGATTGTAGTCTTTCCGAAAGATTATACATTCACTACCAACTTTTTTTTATAAGTTAGCAAATTTTAAGAAGTGCTGTCTATGAATAGAAAAGACGACAGAGTTTTTTAAAACATTTGCTGTCCAAGCGGGAAACGATCTGTGTCAAAAATTGCGGGCATTGAACGTTGTTCTTCTACTTGCTTACGTGTGTCCGCAAAGTACTTTTTATATGCATTGCAGAGATAACGGAAGCCGTCTGAATTACTGACTAATAAATCATTTGCAAAATAGCAATGATCATTTTCAACTGTAAAGTCATATACTCTTATTTTGTCTTCTGTGTTTAACTCCACAACTTGTTGAACATGTAATGTTTCTAGAATATTTATTGATTCTATATCTTCTAAAACAGATTTTACATTCACGTTCTTCAAGATCTGTTTTGTTAATTCTTCTAAATTGAGATTTGCAATTATTTGAGCAAAATTTTCCGTGTTTTGTTTTTGAAATGTATTTGGTTCGACAAACTTCACATTCATGTTCTTGACTGTAGTTTTTTCCAAAATTGCATCTAATTGCGTGTTGTTTATGCCATTCAATCCCTTTTTCACTTTTATGCCATTCTGGAGCTTTTGCAATAGCAAATTTAATAGTTTCTCTACTTCTTCTAATATTTTCATCTTTTTTTGAGTGATAAGATAAATGTTTGCTTTTTTCAATAGATTGCAAATTGCTGATATCGTTGTTTCTAGTGTTTTCATCAATGTGATGAATGTGATGTCCATCTTGGATTTTTCCGTAGAAGTGCTCGTGAACAGATCTATGTAAATACAAGCATCCTTTACGCCATCTACCAGCTTTGTAATATCTACCATCCCATCTGTATTTTCTGTCTTTGAAAAAAATGACCTCATCATCATGACTAATAAAAAATAATCCCTGAATCCTAACCCAAGTTTTTTTATGTAAAAAGAATTCGTCCATATTTTCTGTGCTTCAATTATCTTATCATTGTATCTTAAAGCATCAGCACTTACAAGACCATTCGTAGTAAAAAATTTATGTGAAGGCGTACAAATAATTTCCGATTTATTTGTTATAATTATATATAAATTGTTTGTTTCGTGAGAATGTAAACATGTAATTTTATTCGAGCCCGTAGGTGTTAAAACACTATGTCCAATTTTTAGATCTTCTATATTTATACTTCCAAAAAGTGATTGAATTCTAGTTCCTGCTACAAAACAAGCATGGCTATGCTCGTCGTGTCGAGGGCGTTCCTCGGGTCTTCCTAAGCTAGTGTTCCATTCTCTTGAGTAGTTTGCGAGATGATCTAGACCGATCTTTGTTGTCTCTTCGTGAAAGAATGAGCGTTCAAGACAAGTCTTGACTAAGTCGATACCGTCTTGCACTGGTAGTCTATCAAGTACTGTCATATTAAGACCAAGGTCGTAAGCGATTTCTAAGCGTGTGAGACCTGTTGACATCTCATGTACTTTAGCGTCGTGGGGTACAAAGTGTTCTCCGTACACGTACCGTTTTGATTGTACGATACGGATATTTTCAGCGAGTGATTGTCCGGACGTTTCGTGAAAATCTATGATGCGTAGATCACCAGATGGCATGACTTGAAAGTACCATACGCTCATTGAGTCGAAGTATCCTAAGTCCCAAGCTGTATGAACTGGGCTTGATGAGTCATACGGAAAGTTTCCGATGCGATTCTCGTCTCTTGCTTGATTGATGTAACGAGTGTAGTACTGCGCTTCTGTCGATGCTTGAAAAGCTTCTGTAGATGTGGATGGGTATTCACGTAGCATGGCGTCTTTTTGAATTGCGTACTTTTGAGCGTACCAAGCTTTTTGATACTCTGATAAGTTGATCCCTTTTGCTTTGAGAGATTCAAAATACTCCTGCATTCGGGGAGTGTAGTAGACAGATTCGCGTAATTGATACTCATGATGTAAGTACCAAGGAAAGAAGAAGAAACGATACTCACTTGCAGATAGTTTTGTTTTGTCTTTACGTCTCTCTTCAGCAAGTACGCACATGTCTTTAAAGTGTCCTGAGCTACCTTCCGCAGTAGATTCTATAATGATCTTTTGACCCGTTGCGACTGTGTTGAGAGAACCGCTTATGATCTCTTGAGCTTTTGAAGGATACTGAGCGCAGATCTTACCAAACTCAGATAGATGCAAAAGATTGAGTGTAGCTGAACGCATTGAAGTGCCGACGCGTATCATTGATCCATTGATAAAGCTAAGCTCTCTAGCGCTGTCTGAGCGCGCTTTAAACGTGTTTTTGAGATCGATGATACCTTCACTCGTCTCAACTGCAGGTAGATTGTCGTACGCGTATTTAACGCGCTTGAAGAGATACTCTGCGTCTTCTCTAGTATGTGCGATGATGCCAGCTGTAAAGTTTTTATTGAATAGACACTCATCAAGAAGATAGAGACAGCAGAACGTAGATATACCGAGCTGACGTGCTTTGAGTATTAAATTGCATGTGTGTAGACGAGAGTAAATTTCTTTTTGAGCCCAATTCAACTTGAAGACTCTTGACTCACCCTCTTTGTCAACTATTTTATATAGATGCTCTAGACGCCAGCGTTGATCTAGCAATAGATCTCTCATTAGCTCAAGTGTCTTTCTTTATACTCTTTCAAAGCAAGTTCAAAAACTTCTTTGAGCTTTAGGGATTTTTGCACGCAGTATATTTTGATCTCTTT